CACACATCATTGGCAATGCCAAGGGTCGTGTCATCAGCGAAACCATGAAGCGTAACGGCTATGTACCTATCTATTCTGTCGCTGAAAATAGCTGGAAGTGTTTCCACGAAGACGCTGTAGTGGAGATCAACTAATGGTAGCGTATGCTTATAAGACTACCTACGTATCTGGGACAAAGGAGGTCTTAAAGCTATCTGGTAGCCCAACAATGCAACAGTGCGAAGTGTCGGAGTTCTTTAACAAAGGTGATGTCTACTCTTCTGAAATATCAATAGGTGACGAAGAAAACTACATTTTACTTAGGGGCCGTGTAATACACGATCTGGTCAGGAGCGTAATTAAAGGGGAGTCTTTGAAAACCAAGAAGGCAATGCTAGGTTACATAAATCGTTTGGTAAAAGAGGAAGAAGATAATGACTAATTACTGGGAAGACGATACGCCTGAGTGGGTAGCAGTGGAAATTAAGAAGTACCTACAGGAGAATGACAAATGACACCTTTATTCTGTATGGCTATGGCTATCTTCTTTGAGGCCAGAGACCAGCCGCTAACAGGTCAACAGGCCGTAGCTGAGGTCGTAATGAACAGGGTGGAATCACCCCGCTTTCCCGATACAGTTTGCGAGGTGGTCTTTCAGCATAAGCAGTTCAGCTTCACACACGATGGCCTGAGTGATGACTACACAAAACACACAGGGAACGTATTTGATCGCCAAGCTATTGATATTGCTGAGGTAATAGCTAAATCAGCACTCAAGGGAGACCGCTTAGGTATGACATCTACCCATTATCATGCTACCTATGTTAAGCCATTCTGGGCTAAATACTACGACTTTAATGCGCGGATTGGAGACCACTTATTCTACACTCAGGTCGATGGAAAATGAGGTGTTGACGCCATGGAATCGGTACTGTATGGTGATCATAGAAACAACAACTAAAGGAAAAGACAATGACATTAAAACTAGAGATGCAACTACGTGACATGGGATTACTGGCAGATACTTGGCTACAAGAACTACAGGATGTCACTATAAATTACACAACTTACAAACCTCTAACTACCCCCACGATAGAAATTATGGAGTACTACCATGTCTAAATTAGAAGAACTAAAAGCTGCTGAAGCTGCTTCTTGTGATGCTGTTGATGCTGCTCGTAATGCTTATGTTGCTGCTGATGATGCTGCTGTTGATGTTGCTCGTAATGCTTATGTTGATGCTGCTCGTAATGCTTATGTTGCTGTTGATGCTGTTGATGCTGCTTGTAAGGCTGCTCGTAAGGCTGCTGTTGATGCTGCTAATGCTGCTGTTGATGTTGCTCGTAAGGCTGCTGCTTATGATGCTTATGCTGCTGAACTAAAGAAAACAGAGGAATAAACTAATGACTAAACTTGAAGAACTAAAAGCTGCTCTTAAGGCTGCTCGTAAGGCTGCTGATGATGCTGTTGAGGCTGCGGATGATGCTGTTGATGCTGCTCGTAAGGCTGCTCTTAAGGCTGCTGTTGATGCTGCTCGTAAGGCTGCTCTTAAGGCTGCTGCTTATGATGCTTATGTTGCTAAACTAAAGAAAACAGAGGAATAAACTAATGACTAAACTTGAAGAACTAAAGGCTGATCTTAATGCTGCTCGTAAGGCTGCTCTTAAGGCTGCTTATGTTGCTGCTGATGCTGCTACTGAAGCTGCTGTTGCTGCTGAAGCTGCTGCTTATGCTGCTGAAGCTGCTGCTTATGCTGCTTACCAAGCTGAACTAAAGAAAACAGAGGAATAAACTAATGACTAAACTTGAAGAACTAAAGGCTGCTCTTAAGGCTGCTCGTAAGGCTGCTGATGATGCTGTTGAAGCTGCTGATGCTGCTTTTGATGCTGCTGCTGAAGCTGCTGTTGCTGCTGAAGCTGCTGCTTGGGATGCTTTTGCTGCTGCTGCTGCTGCTTCTGATGCTGCTGAAGCTGCTGATGCTGCTTATGAGGATGCTGCTGAAGCTACTGTTGCTGCTTATGAGGCTTACCAAGAAGAACTAAATAAACAAGAAGAGATCAACAACTTAGCTAGTATCAAATGTTTATAAAAGGAGAATAAGGATGATTGAAGCAACACTAATAGACCACATGGGTTCAGACTTATCCGTCGTGAATGCAGCAAGGGTATCCTTTGGTAAGAAGTCAGAGCTTATATGTACTGACCATACGACAGGTACCTATGAGTTAAAGGAAGGTGACAAGAAGTTAATCAAGTATCTTGCTAAACATAACCACATCAGCCCCTTTGGTCATGCCTTTGCATCCTTCCACATCAAGGCACCTATCTTTGTAGCACGTCAGCTGGTCAAGCATAAGTTCCTACGTTGGAATGAGATCAGTCGTCGTTATGTAGATGATGATCCTGTGTTCTATGTACCTGATGTATGGCGTGGACGTAGTGCTGACAAGAAGCAAGGGAGTTCTGACGAGGTTGTCGAGGATATCCATACAGACACTACACTAGCCTATGTGAAGTCACTCTACAACCACATGGTTAACTCTGGAGTATGCCCTGAGCAAGCTCGTATGGTACTGCCACAGTCTACTATGACTGAATGGTACTGGTCAGGTAGCCTTGATGCCTTTGCTGACATGTGTAAGCTACGTTGTAAGCCTGACACACAATTAGAATCACGTATCGTAGCTGACCAGATCAGTAAGCATATGTCAGAACTATTCCCAGTATCATGGAGGGCATTGAGAGATGAATAAGCTAACAACAGATGAGATCGTGACAATGTGTGAGAAACTGGCGCGTAAGTACCACCAGCATCACATGCGAGATGACCTGATATCTGAAGGGGTGCTGGCTGTTTATGAGCGGCTAGATACCACCCCTGATGATTACCCTGCTAGTCTATACCGCAGGGCTAACAAGGCTATGTATGACTACCTTAACGTCAAGACAAAGGCGGTTACTATCCCTGCGTCAAGGACTGCGGATGGTCTGATGTCTGGTAACAACTACACAGGTCAGACACACTCAGATAAGGGTAAGAAGATACTCGAAGAGGCTTTGATGTCCACGGTAGTTGAGTTTGACGAGAGTTTTATGGTGTCTGTACAAGACTGTACATCTGGTTACGAGTCACAGGATTACTTAGAGAAAGCTATGCAAGTCTTAGACGACAAAGAAAAAGAGTTAATCACCCTACGTTATTTTAGGTACAAGACTCAAGGGGAGGTAGCAGAGTTTTATGGAGTTAGTAGGCAAGCTGTTTCCTTATGGGAGACAGAGGCTCTTGTTAAAATGTCTAAGTTGTAACAATTCGTGACTTGCGGGGATAAAGATTATGTCTATATAGTAAGATAACACTTGTAAGAAGTTACTAACTTAAGTTATCTCTTAAGATTATAACAACAACAAGTAATAAAGACATAAGTAATTACTTAAGTTACTACTTATGTGTCGTTAACAACAAGGAGAATCCACATGGCAGAGCATAGTCATCAAGAATGCCCATACGAGACCTGTGGCTCTTCTGACGCCTTTAGTTATAATGACGAAGGGTACGGAAAGTGCCACGCCTGCAACCAAGGTTACCCCTCCAGCAGAAAGACCTTCGACTGGGCGGATGAGAAATACCCGACAAAAGGAGATAACAAGATGTCGTTCACACCTAAAGCTGTTGTGTCGTTCCATGATGACACCCCCCGCGATGGAAAGTATGAGACCATGCGCGGTATTCAAAGCCGTACAATGGAAGACTACGGGGTTCTAACCTACGGGGATCGTCAAGAGTACGTGTACCCCAGCGGGGGAATTAAGGTACGAAACCTCAAGGAGAAAGGTTTCTACGCTAAGTCAGGGTTCAAGAGTGATGAACTATTCGGGATGAACCTGTTTACTGCTGGTAGTTCCAAGATGGTTACGATCACTGAGGGCGAACTGGACGCTCTCTCAGTGTCTCAGATGATGAAAGGTGCCTACACTAACCCAGTGGTGTCTCTGCCCTCTGCTACACCCTCTAAGAAGCTCTGGGAAAACTGTTCAGAGTGGCTCAACAGCTTCGATAAGATCATCCTGTCAGTAGACACAGATGAAGCTGGTAATGCACTAGCAGATAAGGTTGCCAAGCTATTCCCTAACAAGGTCTACCGTGTTAACCACTACCCGTATAAAGACGCTAACGACTTCTTACAGAAAGGCAAGGGGAAGGATTTCAAGGGAGCGTGGTGGTCAGCCAGTAAGTACACACCAGATAACGTGATGAACACCACAGAGGACTTCTGGTCGCTGTATCAGGATGCACCAGAGCATGAGTATGTGCCAACAGGGATACAGGCGCTAGACGATAAGATACTAGGGCTGATGCAGGGTCACTTCACGGTTATCAAAGCACCGACAGGCATTGGTAAGACTGAGGTAATGCGTTACCTTGAGTACAACATGATTACACGCGGCGTACCAATCGCTGCAATGCACGTAGAAGAAACCAAGCTACGGTCTCTGTTAGGTCTTGTGTCCTACGAATGTAATGACAACCTGACACGCAGGGACTTGATTGAGGAGAAAGGGGCGAACGATCAGGTTCTTGCGGCTATTGAGAAGCTAACGAAGGATGAGTTGTACTATCAGTTCTTCATGGGTGACGGACAGGGTGCAGAAGAGCTATGCGACCAGATCAGGTACTTTAGTCAAGCCTGTGGATGTAAGTTTGTGTTCTTTGAGCCTATTCAAGATGTCGTCGTGGGATCATCTGAGGAAGGCAAAGAGTCAATGCTGGCAGACCTAGCTATCCGACTATCTAAGTTGGCAACAGAGCTTAACGTAGGGATCGTGACTATTGCTCACACGAATGACAATGGCGACCCAAAGTATTGCAAGATGATCGGACAACGTGCTTCTGTCGTTATTGACTTGTCACGAGAGAAAGAGTCAGATAGCTTAGAGGAACGAAACACTACATACATCCGCGTTGAGAAGAACCGACCATGCTCCGTAGAGGGTGCTGCTGGTACAATGCGATTTAACTTAGATACGTTTACATTAAGGGAAGTATAATATGAGTATTGATACACAAAACAAACAGACTGACATGATTAGAGATTACCTTGACGCAGGTAATACCTTGACCTCTTTAGATGCTTTAAAGTTGTTTAGTTGCTTTAGGTTGGCTTCACGTATGCATGACCTTAAGAAATTAGGATACTCTTTTAGTAAAGAGATGATAAGCATTGACGGTAGCCGAAAGGTTGCGCAATACAGTAAGGAGTTACATAGTGCAGAATGACCTATTCTCTGACTTAGAGGAGGCGTATAAACAGGGGTCTGGCAGAACGAAAACTTGCATTTGGTGTAAGAAGGAAAAGCCAGAAGAGACCTTTGGTTTGTATAACAGAAACGCTGATGGCAGAGACAATAGGTGTAGGTCTTGCATAAAGTATAGTACAAGTGTTATAGAAAAGCTAAAGGATACTGCGCCAGAAAAACCAGAGGTTTGTGAGTGCTGTGGTAAAGTGCCAAAGAAGAAGTTTGTGCTAGACCACTGCCATAAGACTGAGGAATTTCGAGGTTGGTTATGCGACCATTGTAATCTAGCAATAGGTATGTTAGGTGATGACGTAGAGGGTGTAGAAAAAGCACTGAAGTATGTAAGTAAGGAGAGATAAAGTACATGACAACAGTTTTTGACATTGAGACGGACGGTCTTTTAAATGAGATGACCAAGATTCATGTCTTGAGTTACTCTGACGATGGAAAGACTATCCATCATACACACGACTACGATGAAATGCGTGAGTTCTTTGCTACACGCAAGACTATTGCGGGCCATAACATAGTTCGCTTTGATGCCCCCGCCGTAGAAAAGATACTGGGCATTAAGATTGAAGCACGTATGATTGATACACTGGCCCTAAGCTGGTACATCAACCACACACGCATGAAGCATGGGCTTGAGGGCTACGGAGAGGAGTACGGGGTGCCTAAGCCAGTGATTAAGGACTGGAACACCCTGACGCCTCAAGAGTACGCTCACAGGTGCGATGAGGATGTACGCATTAACGTGCGTCTGTTACGGGACTTAGACATTAAGCTGAACAAACTGTATCGGGACACACCAGAAGACAAAGACCGTCTAATTGATTATCTGTCGTTCAAGTTAGACTGCGCCAGAGAGCAGGAGACACTACAGTGGAAATTAGACGTACCAAAGGCACAAGCAGCCTACGACGAAATTAGCCGTCTCAAAGAGGAGAAGGTTGAGCAACTCGCGGATGCTATGCCTAAGCGTATCCTAGAACGTATGGCAACACAACCAAAGGTTATGCACAAGAAAGACGGAGAGTTATCATCACACGGGGAGAAGTGGATAGCTCTCTGCAAGGAGTACAAACAGTCTGTGACGACGATAGGCTTTAAGGTGAAGACGGGTGAGGAACGGGGCAACCCTAACTCTAACGATCAGGTTAAGGACTGGCTGCGGTCTTTAGGTTGGGAACCACGTACATATAAGTTTGTCAGGGATAAGAAAAGCGGAGACACAAGACAGATTGAGCAAGTACGCAAAGGCTCTGACTTATGCAGTAGCGTTCGGAAACTTTCTGCTGTTGATCCTGCTGTTGACTTGCTCGATGGTCTCACTGTTCTTACTCATAGAGCAGGTATCTTAAAGAGCTTCTTGGAA